GTCCCCAGAAAGTTGTAAAAATTTTTGAAGTGGGGGGAGTAAAAAATTTAAAATCTTGTAGGCTGTTAGTTCCTCATTTACACCTCATTTAACTGTAAGCCTCACTATTACAGCACCTACAAATATTTTAATATCCACCGTTATACTGTTGCCACCAGTCATCTATATACTTAGTCCACTCTGCTTTATTTCTGCTATCCTCACAGGCTAACAGTCTATTAATACAGGTTTCTCTATCAGTATCTATAAATACCTCTCTAGCACCTAATGAGTCTATAAGTCTATCTCTCTCAGCCTTGAATGGATAACCACCTATTACATAAGCGTTAAGCCATTTGCCACGCCTGTACTTAACAGACTCCAGTAGGTTATCTCTGACAGCAAACACTACAGACTTAAGCCTGTTAGGTTTAATGTATCTGTCACAACCGCTCACACATTGCCATATACTATCCATATCTATAATCAGATCACCCTCACTCATAGCCTCAGCTACATATGATGACTTACCGCTTAATGGTGAGCCATATACTATATACACCTGACGCTGTGAGTAAGAGAGTTTGTTATGTATTAAGTTATGACACCTATGGTGTACCAGAGCTATATTATCTGGATTAAGAGATATGTTATAATCTGTATAATTTTTCTCAGTAAGTTCTATCTTATGATGACCTATACAGTCATACTTCTTAATTATAGGCTTACCACAGTGCTCACAAATAATATTACCGCTGCTATCTACACGCTCATTACGTAATACTGTTAATAAATTTTCCCACTGCTTAGAGCGGTAAAAGTCATATAATGCTTTCATTATTTCTTTACCTCTATAGTGACTACAAACTTACAACCGCTAACAATCTTACAACTAGCTGAGCTTGTATTTCTTACAAACACACCTATAGTTCCATTATCCACAAATGGAGCATACATTATAGCGCCATTAGAATACTCTTTAATCTCACCGCTAACTTGATTAGTGTTACCATAGCAACAATTAATTGATAATACATTATCAATACCTATATTAAAGGTATCGTCAAAAGTGATACAATGGCTGCTATTTGCGTCTAGTGTTATTTCTTCTGACACAACATATTCAAACCGCTTTACATTATTTATTTTATTAAGCAACATATTTACCATCTGATCATAAGTCATATCTACATATTCTATATCCATTTCAGCGTCACTACTGATTATAGTAACTGGGTTGTAAGTTGCCATATTATTAAATGGTGTTTGGTCTGCGAATGGTGTAAATATTTTTGTTGCTAGTTCGTACTGTACTGTGATAGGGTTTTCAGCAAGCCAAGCCTTATAATCTTCTAAATCTTCACTTCCGTTATATGTGGCGTCATATATTACTACTCTATTGCTGTAGCCATTAAGTGTTGAAATACATTGTTTTGTACCTCTATATCCATCACCTTCTGTACCTGATATATAATGCGAACATAATATATTAGCTATGCTATTTCCGTCTACATATTTTACATTTGATAAGCTAGTACATTGTTTTCTTCTAACATCACTTATCGAACTACTAGCATAAGTCCAAGTTTCGCTACCATTTAATACAACACTAGCAAATTTTCTCAACACACCCCATACACCATTTTGCTTAACTATTTCGTCCTTAACCTCGCCAATACCACGCAAAGGCTCGTCAAGTGGGATGTATGTTACATTCTCTTTGCAAGGCTCATAAGTATTATCTGTTACTTCTGCTCTGCATATCATTGGTGCTATCACATCACTATAAGTCGTGCTAGTAGTAAGAGTACAGACAACATTAATTGTTGTTTCTTCCGTTATAATGAATGTTGTTTCTTTATAACTGCTGATAATAGGCGAGCCATTTAAGTAAAAATACAAATATCCAACATTCATCCTATCGGTTATGAAACCGCTTAATATATATTCGCCCGCTTTTAAGGTTGCCGTACCTAAATTAACAGATAATGCTTGTGTGGTTGTGCCCTCGATTGTATAAGTACCCTCATCAGTGTTAGGTGTTACGACTACACCATAACTATCATAAGAGGTATTTGAACTCTCTAACAAGTTCTTATTATTCTCTTTCACTATCAGCGCATACTTTCCGTTGATTATTACGCCAATGTGTTTTACTGTTGCTGGTGACATTGTACCGTAAGCAATCAATGTTATATTAAACTCTGTTGCTTGTTCTAATGCTATAAATCTGTTACGCTCTGATATTGATATATTAGTAGCAAAATCAAACCCTATAAAAACACCATTTTTATAATAACAAATTTGAATCTGTGATAATTTTTCTGAATCAGATAAATTACTAGGATAAGTTACTATAATTTCATCACCCTCTTTACAGGGCATAGTATTTTTACTACACACTGCACTAGTATTATTGGCAGAATAAGCACCATTACTACTACTGTAAGTTCCATGTAGTAATTCACCATCAAAATATCCTTTATCCCCAGTGCTCACAATGTCTATAGGATTGTCAGGTGTCGGTGTTCCATCCTGTGTACTGTTACCATATGCACGCATAGACACAAGCGGTAAATTAGCGCTGTCATCTATAAATATATTTGAGCCACTAGCTTTCCTAACTGGCTTAATATCACCTTTATTAAATAAATTAAATATCATTTGTACTATCCTCCTAAGTAAAGCTACCATAAGTTAGCCTCCACTTGTTTCTCCTTAAGCTCTAGCTCTTTTTTGCGTATATCTAGTGCTACTGGCTCATTCATGTATTTACCCCAGTTTTTAAGTAGGAATATACCAGCTGTAATATCTGGAGGATAATAAACCTCCTCCTCATATTCTGCCATTTCTTCCCACTCCTCTAGTTTTTTACCATCTTCATAAATGCACTTTTTTACTTTTTGGTATTTCTTAACTCGTCTGGTATGACCTAACGCTGAGGAAAACATAGTATTTTCTAAATGTTTTACCGCTGGAGCTCTTGCATTTTTTATAGTGTCCAAACCCTCCAAATTCAAATATTTATAGAGAGTTTGTTTACTAATATGTAAGTTTTTTGCTATAGCTCCAATAGTAACACCCTGACTCAGCCACTCTTTTATTTTGTCCATATTTTCTATGACAATATCCTTTTTACTCCACTGAGCCATACTATCACCCCTTACACTAATCTAGTCACATAAGCAGAGCCTATATTTATCCAACCAGCACCAGACTTAAGTTTACCCCATGTAGCTCCATTCTTAGCTTTAGTTGTGGCTACTATGGTATATACACCCTTGCCTTTAATGACACCTTTTACAGCGTACTCTGTGCCAGCTCCTGATCTGTAGTTAAGTGCTGCCACTTTAACTTTTACCTTAAAGTTAGTTTGAGTCTGTACTGTGTTTATGCTCTGTGTAGTGCTCTGTTTCTTCTTAAGTTCATAGTTAGCTACTAAGTAATTAAGAATACCCTGAGCGGTCTTATCTGCGTGCGCCTCTGATAAAATAATAGGTACATCTGTAGCACTATCCATAAAACCATTTTCAAGTAAGAGAGCTGTCATTTTTGTATTTCTGATAACATAAAAATTACCGTATGGAGTTTTATTAGCTCTGTTACCATAAAGCCCTGTCTGAGCCACTATAGCGTTATAAAGTTTCTGTGCCTCTGTCTTATCTGTTGCCTTGTAGTAATACACAACCGTACCGCCACCTTTACCGCCTTTAATACCAGCGTTATGGTGTAGGCTTATAAATATATCAGCTCCAAAGTTATTAGCCGTCTTAACTCTAGTAGCTAATGCTACGTCCTTATTACCTGTAACGTCATCTGTTCTCTGTACATCACAATCATAAATTCTAAGTAACTCCTCTAACTTGTCAGCTATACGGTCATTTAGTGCCCACTCTCTAGTCTGGTTACTATCTAAACTCTTTAAACAACGCTTACCAGCTGTTTTATAGCCGTGTCCAGCGTCAATAGCTATCTTTATCATATTCTCACTCCTTTCTGTGTGCTATTAAATAAAGCTGTTTGTCATGCTCTTGTAATATGCCCTCATGCTCTTTAAGCTCTTTTCTAATAATGTTATTATCTTCTACTAATTGCTCCATAGTTATATTTAACTTAGTTATACTTGTATTGAGGTTAATGATAGGTTTTATGAGTGCTATAATACTGACTACTAAAGGCACTCCTACTACTGCTATCGTTCCTATAATTTCATTTGTACTCATCTCAGCCACCTCCTAAGAGTTTGACTGAGATTGTTTAAATAGCTGATTAACATATACAGCCAGACCAGTAACTAAGATACCCTGAGTAATTGCTACAAATACCGCCATAAGCGTTACACCCTCTGTAGCTATTACATACAATAAACAAAGCAATACGCCAGCAACTCCTAAGATAGCTGGTATATACTTATCCTTAATTTTCTGTGTCTGCTTAATTATTAACCCTACAATGTATAAAACCGCTGCTACTACTAATAATTCTGGCTTAACGTATTCTGTAAAGTCCATATTCACAACCTCCTTTATTCGTATTTATGCCAACATTATATTTCTATAATGTTGGGTTTACAATGGCGTCACGTGACGTCACCCTAAAGACATAAAAAAAGAGGGCTCTTTAAGAGTCCTCTAATAGCTTTCTGTTTCTAGCCTATCTTTTAGCGCCTCCTCCAGCACTCTGGAAAAGTTAATATGCTCTGCCTCAGCCTTTTCATTTAGCCATGACGGTATAGTTAAGGTCTTTTTAACTTTTTTATTATCATTACGCTTACGGTATTCTGTAAAATCTACATCTACATAAGTTTCTATATCTCCAGCCTCTAACTCATACGCTACTGTATCTGGCTCTGGTATATCTTTACCCATATCCTGTAGACTGATTCCCATAGCTCCTATAACGTCTCTTGCCATATAAAGAGCGTCTGCTATATCCTTACCCTCTGTATTACAGTTAAAGTCTGGTACTGTTACAAAATAGCCCTGATCATCTGGTGACAATATTATTTTATATGCCTTTCTCATAAAATTACCTCCATTAGTTTATATTTATTATATTCAAGCTGGAGGGTTTTACA